GGAAGGGTGAGGCAGGCGATTGCGGTCATGCCTACATAATAGATGGTGAACAACCTCTGTTGGGTTTCCACAATGGACGCACAGGAATAGACTCCACCGTTGTATATATCTGCAAGGAAGATAGACCTTCCGAGCAAGTGTTCCAGGGGGCATTACCACCCGGTGTCATCGAAAAGATAGACCCCTTTCAGCCGGTCGAACACATCCCGGGCCTTAAGGCGGTGGGTGTGTGGCAGGGCAAAGGATTAGGCGGGGCAGTACATAACCCCATATATCCTGCCATGCCCAAGAATTTTAGAGACGATACTTATGGTGAGTATCGACCCTCTGGCCTAGGGGCTGTAGAGACCACCAATAGGATGAAGCTTACGGCTAATATTGGACCTACTCCCTCCTATGTGCCTGAGAGAGATCCGCTCTTTTCGAAGGATTTCGCTGACCTAGGTCACGATTGCGAGGTGTGGGACATCCATACGGCTCTGTTTGGAGATCCCAAACGGAATATCGTGTCCATGGCCTCATCTTCATCTTACGTGGGTTACCACTTCGATGAGAAGAAATCCGATTTGGTGGATTTTGACAAGAAGACCTTTAACCCTATTCTGCAACAGAGGATAGAAGATTATATGGCTATCCTCAGGGAGGAGCCTATCTCCCCTCTCGCCGCAGTATTTCCGAAACCGGAACTCTTGCCTATAGAAAAGATAAAGGCAAGGATCTGTAGGAACATTAACGGCCACGATTTGGCCTTTAATATCCTGCTCAGAATGTACTTCGGCGATTTCATATCAAGGGTCACCAATCATCATGCTACTACCGCTTCTACTTGTGGCGTCAACCCACATTCCGTGGACTGGGAATTGTTGTCGGCTCATGCCTTCGTTCACCCTAATTTTATTATGGGCGATCTTAGTAAGCAGGAGGCGACCACTACGGCAGTCTTCGCCGAGCTCTTCTACGACATGATGGATAGGCATTACGATTCTGTCAGTGAAGAGGAAAAGCTTGTTCAGAAGCGACTATCGCAATCTCTAGATTCTTATCTCTTGGTATTCAAGGGGTCTGTGTATGAGACCATGAGAGGTCATAGTTCTGGCCACTATCTCACTCTTATCTACAACACGTTTCAAGTATGGGCCGCTCACAAGCTCATCTTCAGGGAGGTATGTCCCGATCTAAACTTTTCGGAGCATGTCTCTCTCAAATGTGGGGGCGACGATTCTGC